AGATTAATAATATCTCAAATTATTAGTTCTTTAAATAAACCACCAAAAAAACCTGCAGAAACTGATGCTCCTGTAAGGAGAGATAATAATATTTTTGAAGGATTAACTAATACTACTTCTCCCGGCACTAATATTTCTATTCATTATGGACAAATGAGGGTATCAGGTCAATTGATTAGTGGGTTTGTAGAAACATTAAATCACCCCAAAGATGAAGATCCTCGAGTTGGTGACAGGTTTGCATAGGGTAAGTTATGAAAGTTAAATTGCAATTTCATAAATCTTTAAGAAAGTATACAAACGGATTGGCGGAACACGAAATAGATGTTGCGAATATGTCTAATGTTATTAGTGGATTAATAAATTTGTTTCCAAAGCTTAATTACTATTTAACAGAATTACGTTATAATTCTACTCAACAAGATATTTGTATTTTAGATTGTAATAAAAAACCAATAAATGAACGTGATCTTATAATAGATAGATTAAATAAAAAATTACATTTTACTTTGTATATAGTTCCGATTATTTTTGGGTCAGGTAGAGGGTTTGGTAAACTTTTATTAGCATTAGTTATTATTGCTGCAGTAATTTTTATTGCGTGGGCGGCTATGGCCGCTTTCCAAGCAGCAATTGCAGCAGGTCCGACCGTAGTTGGAACTGGAATCCCTTTTTCTATACCCGCAGGTAAAGGTTTTGTCGCTAGTATTTTTACTCCAAAATTCTTTTTTGGAACCGTTATTAGACTAGTTATTAGTGTTGCAATACAAGCTTTAAATAAACCAAAAAAACCTGATGCACCTGCTGATGGCGGAGCAAGACGAAATAATGATGCGTTTAATGGGTTAGAAAATACTACTTCTCCAGGAGCAGTTGTTCCCCTGTGTTATGGGGCATATAGAGTAGCTGGACAATTGATTAGTGGTTTTGTAGAAACTAAAAACCATCCCAAAGATGAAGACCCTAAAGTATCGGAGAATTTTAGTTAAATGACTGTATATAGAAATTATAATGTCGTACAAGGTTCACATGTACCTTGGATTGAGGGAAGCGGCGGCGGCGGCGGTTGTTTTCCTGCGGGAGCGCTTGTGTCTACTCCAGAAGGTGCTTTTCCTATTGAAACATTAAAAATAGGAGACGCTGTTCATTGTTTTGATGATTATGATTCCTTATGTATTTCGTATATTGAAAAAGTATGGAAACATATTCCTTCTGAAACTGTTGGCTATATCATTACAGTAACTCATGAAACAGGAAAATTTAGAGTTACTGATAATCATTATTTATACGACAAAAATAATGAATATAAAGAAACTAAGGACTGGAAAGTAGGAGAAGAACTAACTTTAAAGGACAATTCTAAAAGTAAAATATTACATTTAGAAAGTGAACCTTATTTAAATGAGACTGTTTATAATCTAACTATTAAAACACATCATAATTACGTTTGTGAAGGAATTAGGTTGTCTAATAAAGGTGGAGGAAAAGGCGGGGCAGGGGGAGCTGAAGATCCAAATACTTTATTTTCCACAGACATTCTTTTTGTTACTGTAGCTCTTGGAGAAGGGCCTGTATATAGAATTAATCCTAATGGTCCTCAAGATATTGAATTAAATGACGGAAATGTTGATGATTTGATAAAACTTGATTCCGATGGAACTGAGAATACGGATTTATTTGTAACTAGAACTAGAACAGGAACAATTGACCAAACTGCTATGAGACAGTTTGGAGATCAGATTGTAACTCCCCAATCTTTACAAAATGCTGTTAATTTGAAAAAAGGTAATGTTGAAGGAGTTCCCAGAGCTGCTGTTGACTTACAGTCTACTAGCGCATCAGACTGGGATAAATTACGATTTACTTTTGCACTTTCCAATTTACAACAGCAAGATGATAATGGAAATATTAAAGGATATGAAGTAGAAGTAAAAATAACTGTTTTTAATGCTGCGGGAACAACAGAAATTGCTTCTGCAACACAAAATGTAAACGGAAAAACTAATGTCCCTTATAAATTTCAAGTAGTAATATCTATTCCTGAAGCAAGTAAAAGTACAAATGGTTATAAATTTACTGTAGAAAAAACTAGTGACGATAGTGATGAAAGTAAAAAGGGCGACAACGTACAGTTTACTGGGTGGGACGAAATAGAAGAAGATGATCAAGCGTATCCTAGAACAGCTTTAATAGGCTATGCTATTAAATCTTTTGCAGAACATCAAGGACAAATTCCTACCTTTACTTGTTTAGTAAAAGGGTTAGTTGTTAAAGTTCCTTCTAATTACAATCAACCTATTTTATCAGATGGAGAAGTAGACTGGAGACAATTAGAAGTTGCAGAATCGGGACAATTTCTACATAATGGATCAGCACAATTTGCAGGTTATCCAAATGCAGGATACCGACTTCAGAAACAAGGAACGGGGACTATTTTAACACACTTGAATCCGGTAATATATGAAGGTGTATGGGATGGAACTTTTGTATATTCTTGGACACAAAATCCTGTCTGGATTTTATATGATTTATTAACTAATCATAGTTATGGTCTTGGTATACCTGAAGAAAATATTGATAAATTTTATTTTTATAAAGTTGCAATGTATTGTGATGCTTGTGATCTTACAACTGGGCAATTTAAAGGAGTAGATGGATTCGCAGATGGTACTTTTAGGCACAAACCAAGAAATGTCTTAACTGAGATTAAAGAAGTCTTATTAGGTATGCCAAGAGATTCAAAAGTTAAGGAAAGACGTTTTACTTTAGATATAACTATTGCTGAAACTAACCAAGTTTTAGATATTATTCAACGTATAGCTTCTACTATGAGATCAATATTATTCTATAGCGGTGGTAAAATAACTTTAAATATCGATATGCCTGATGATATTCCTGTTGCAATATTTAACGATGGAAATATTGAAAAAGAGAGTTTGGCATTTTTTGGAACCAAAGAAACCGATATTATTACAGGTGCAGATGTAACATATACTGAACCTAGTAATCATTATAAAAGAGAAACTATTAGAATTGATGATCCTCAAGCTTTAAGAGACTTACAACAAATAGAAAATATTACATCAGTTGAATTAGCAGGCGTTACTAGACGAAGTCAAGCACAACGACACGGACAATATATGATTGCGTCAAGTAAATATTTACGTAGACAATGTTCTTTTAAAACTGGTACTGATGCTATAAACCTATCTATTGGAGATATTATTGCAGTTTCTTCTAGATCGGTAGGAGTAGCATATGGTTTTGGAGGAAAAGTTGCAGCTAATGCCTCGGTAAATACTAATAATGTATTATTGGAACATTTTACTTCTCCTGCTATTACAGAGGAAACTATTTTGGGTAATACCTTACCCTTAGTTTTAAGACATATTGGACAAGAAAGTGATAGAGTAGAATATTATACAGTAAGTAACACAAGTTATACAGTTTCAGCAACAGGTAATGCTGATACAGGAATTGATTTAATTGAACTAGTAACGACACGAAGATTTGATCATGGTTCTAAAGTTTTTAAAACAACAGATTTACAATTTCAAGCAAATAATGTTCCAATAAAAGGCGACTTATGGACTTTTGGTGAAGGTGAACTAACTAATTTTTATGGAAGTACAAGTGATAAACTTTTTAAAGTAACTTCTCTTTCAAGAGATGAAGATGAAAAAATAACTGTAGCAGGTGTTGAATATATTCCAAATGTATATTCAGATTCAGATACGGTAATTAATTATACTCCTCAAAGATATGATGATACTGTATCAGCTTTAACCGCTCCACCTGCTCCTTTGTTAAAGTTACAACATATACCAACACGAATGAGTGATGGGGCTGTGAGGCATGACTTGTATGTAAACGCAACAACTGATAAAACAGGTTATCCTCTTTATATTTCAACTCAGTATCAGATAGCTAGACCAATTGAGACAGTAACAGTAACTTCACAAACAGCAAGTACTCCTTTAACAATGACTAGTAACAATAACGGCTTATTGGCAAATGGTCAGACAGCTACTTTAACAGGTAAAAATGGTTTTCGATCCGTTTTAGGCAATATCCCTGTATTAGTTGAACAAACTGCTGTAGTAGATTCAGTCAGTGGAGTTTCTAACGGTAATATACTTTTAAGTATTAGTGGATTGCCTGATCTGTACGACGAAAATTTTGAAAAACATATGTTATTAGTTAATGATGGAATAACTACTTTTAGCGGGTTAAAAGGGTTTGACCATATAACTATTCCAATCAATGAAAAAGCTAATACAGGAAGCGAAATTGGTTTTATCGGATTTGGAAGTAGATTAGTAGAATTTAGTGCCAACGTGGTGGATGCTAATGTTGCTGGAATTGCAAATAGTAAAATTAAAATCCAAAATGAACATTCTGGAGGTACTAAATTATCGGAGATTTTAGATAGTACTCCTTTTTATGCTACTCTTGGACAAATATTAACTCCTTCTAATTTTGCTGCTAATTCTATATATCTCACAGGTACTTCATTAGTTTCTAGTGTTACTAACGCAAATATAACTGCGGGAATTTCTGGATCAGGTACTTTTACTCAGCCTTTAGAAACTGTTTTAAAATATAAAGAACAAGTACGAGTATTTGTTGACGGAATTGAGAAGTCAACATCTGAGTTTAGTTTAGATTCTGGTAATTCATCTGTTGTTGTTTCAGGATTAGGTGGTACAGAACAAGTTTGTAAAACTATTGCAGAAGTTTATACAGTTCCTTCAGTTGAAATAGGAGATAATATACAATTTTCAACAGGTAATGTGTACTCAGTCGTAAATACTAGCTATTATACGGGTAGTGAGACATATAACGCTACGGTTACTGCTAATCAGATTTATAGAGTTCAAGTTAAACAACGTTTATCTTCTAATGCTTCTGGAGTTACAGCAGTTAATATTAGCCCTGATATAACGTTTGGAACAATAAATAACGTTGAAGGATCTACCTTTACTTTAGATTATAATCCTAGTCTTATTCCTGGTACTTGGAATTTAGCTAACCATAATGTTTATTCTGTATCTCTTTCTGCTGCTTATGAATCTTTAACAGTACCTCAAGATAGAATTATTAAAGCTATAGGTACAGGAACAACAATAATACGAGCAAGAAACGTAAATACTTTAAATAGACGTAGTGCTTATAGCACGCAAGCGGTAGTTCTTGATCAAATTCCTATACAAAAAGTTACAGACTTATCTTTTACTGAAAGTTTGTATAGGGATACTACTGTTGGTGTAGCAGTTAGAGCCATTGTATCTTTTACTCACATAACAAATCAAGAAATTACAGGTTATGAGATATCCTATCGAGTTACTGGGGAACTGACAGATTTAACTTCTTTTAATACGGTTATTGTCCCAGCAGCAGGGGTTGACAATGATGGAAAAATAAGATATACTATAAATAATATAGATCGTGGAAGTGCTTCATCAGTAAATACCTTAATAGTTAGAGTAACTCCATTAAATAACGATATTAGAGGTGTTAGCACAGAAACACAAGGAGCAATTATAGGTAAATCTGCTCCTCCATTAAATATTACAGATTTTGCCGCAGGACAACTAGGCGATACCATAACATTATTTTGGCAGTATGTTACAACCGCTTCAGGAGAACTATTTGACTTAGATTTAAAAGATGTTATAATTAAACGTTTTGCTGGAGAAGTACAAGAAGCTAACTTTGAAACTGCATACCAAAATGCTGATCCTTTTGTAACGGTTAGTGCAGGCTCTACACGAAAAGCTAGACCAATCGATACTTTTGGTACTTTTACGTATTTAGCTAAAACTCGTGATACAAGTGGTAATTTAAGCTCAACTGTAGTAGGAGTAGCAATTACTACTAACAGAACAGCTATTGTTAATGTTTTTAAAACTTATAGCGAAGATAGTCCGGGCGGAAATGTTGTTTCTGGTAAACCTAATGACAATAGAACAGAAACTAACTTCCCGAGTTTTGCAAACTCTAATACTGGTGGATTAGTTTCTGCTACTTTTAACGCTAGTACAGTGGATAACGCAAACGGTACGTCTTCTGGATGGTCTGTTGTTGGAGGTGCTCCTACTGATTTACAAGTTGTAGGTGCTTCAGCATATTATCAAACACAAGTAAGAGACATTGTTGCTAATACGTCTGCAAGTATTACTGCAAACGTAATTGGAGACACAGCTGTTACTACTACTTGGAATACTTT